AACTCTTTGAATGTCTTGCTAGCGGGGTTTTCTTTAAATTGTTTTTTTAATATATTAAAAGTCTTTTTAACGTCGCATGGATGTTAAATGGTTTTTGCATAATTATGCGTTGCTTGACATTCTGTATAAGGAACGTTTAACTCTTTTAATAATTTTATAAGAAGCTTATCTTTCTCTTTGCGACCTATTCCGGCTCCCGTTACAACCGTTGCTCCTTGAAATGTTTCATTTCCAATTCTTCCACCAATCCATTGTTTTTTATGACGCTCAAGAACTAGAATTTTTTTTTCCGGAGACAGTTTTAAAATGTTATACGCGCTATATAATCCAGATATACCGCCGCCAACAATAATAATATCATATTTGTTTTGATTTGACATATAAATATGATAGATAATATAAATTAGTGGTTTTTCCTAGTTTTTTTATTTTTAATTCGTAGACGTCTTGAACTCTTAATAAGGGTAATCTTCCTTCCATTTTTACAATTAAATTTACCTCGGGTAAGACCTTTTTTAATTAATACGCTTTTAGTACAAGCGCCTATTGCAAGAGGCTCGTTTTCAGGACCTCCAACTTTTTTTATACACGAACATAATTTTTTAGCTAAAATAGACTCAGCGCTATTTTTTAGGGTTTTTTTATTTTTAGGAACATTTAACCCATAATAAGTTAAAATTTTAGAATAGTCAGAATCTGTTATTTTATAAGGCATTCGTCTTTATATTTAGAATATAACAATATTTTTATTTTTATTTCATGGTTTTAAGTTTGATATAAGAAAAAATAAAAACAAATTAAGTATATGGAATTTGTTATTACAGAATCCGATATTCAGGGAGATCAGCCGGATGAGTTTGACAATAACTATCCCGAGGCAAATGAGGCAAATGGAGACGCTGAAGATTATGTAGATGATGGTTCTCAACGCGGAGATCCAATCGTTCATTATTTTGATAATCTTGATGAAGATGACAGCGAATCGCTGTCGCAAAATAAAAACATAATTGTTGATAATATAAAAATTCCTAAGAGAATTTTCCAAACGCATAAATCTATCAAATATATTCAAAGTAAGCCTAAAATAATAAACGCTATGAATTCTTGGAGACGGTATGTGCCCGAGTTTGGTTATCATTTCTATACAGATGAAATGTGCGATGAGTTTATGAAGACTGAAATGGTTGAGGAATTTGGTGATGTTATATACGAGGCTTATAAAAAACTTACCGTGTCAGTTATGAAAGCAGATTTATGGAGATATTGCGTTATTTATAAGTATGGTGGAATATACGCAGATGCTGACGCTATTTGCAAATGCGACCCTAAAATGTTTACTTTATATGACACAATGCTTGTTTGTGGTCCTGAACCAGATAACATTCATTTATGTCAATGGTGTTTCGCTGCGCCCGCAAAATCACCAATATTAAAGGACATTATTGAGTTATCTATCAAGAGAGTCATGAAGGTTCCAGAAATAAAAGGCGAACATGTTATCCATTTCTTAACAGGCCCAGGTGTATTCACAGATGGAATAGAAAAATATTTAAGCGATAATGATATGCCTGTATTTAAAAACAAATTTCAATACTATCAATATAAAAACGCAACCATGATATGTTTTGCGGCCGAGCGATTTCATAAAATGATGATAGAACATTTATTTGCTGGAGATGATAATGACGGGTGGAAGCAAGAACGAACAAGTCGCTTGATGTAATAAAAAATAAACTATTGTAATCTATAATACAACAGTTTATTTATAAACTTGTCTATAAGCCCATAATGCAGTATAATGATTCACTTTCAAATTTCTGAATTGTTCGTTATAATAACCATCATACATTCTTAGTACAGCAATATCATTATATAGAATAAATTTTTCACCGGTTCTTTTAATCCACATATGCTGTAATTCAATTTTTTTTCTATCTTCGCCTGTTAAAAATTTGGAAACCATGCCTGGTCCAGTCGGATCTACGCAACTATTTCCATAGTATTTATTTTTTACATTATCAACCACCTGATTTATGCATTTTAAAAGTATTTCATTTTTAGGAAGACATGCGATCAATGCATTATACACATCACTGCCGTTAATATCAAACACCCAATGTTCTTTTTCAGTTAATTCAATAAATCTAAAAGAATTTATGCAATTATACTTTATGTCTAAGTAAATCCCACCATTTATGTATAATACACAATATCTCCATAAATCAGCCTTATAAGCTCCAGGAACTAAACTATCAAACGCATTTAAAACATCTACGCTAAAATTATTCGCAATGAAATTTCTGCAATCGGTGTCATCAAAAAGAAAATATTCAAATCTAGGATGGAGACGCTTTAACCGGTCAACAGAATTCTTCATATTTTCTGGTAAATTCTTTGTATGCCATGTTTGATAGATTTTTAACGGAATAATACTATTATACATAAGTTTTTTGTTAAGCTTATATGTATATACTTTCAGCGCCTGCTGGTTTAAAATGCGCTTTTTTTCTTCAACTGCATCTTTTTTTTCTTTAGATGTATAGACTAATCTTTGTCCTACAATCCCAGACAACATATTAAACACTTAATATAAAATAAATTAATAAAAATAACTATTTTCCTTTTTTTTAATATATACAACTATTTTAGATGCTAAACAATAGATCTAAAATAGTTGTATTTGATGTGGACGAAACGTTGGGTTATTTTGTTGAATTAGGTATATTTTGGGATTCATTGCATAATTATGCTACTAATAAAAACGTTGATATTAAAAAAGTATTCACACAGGACTATTTTAATGAACTATTGGATTTATTTCCCGAATTTATTCGTCCTAATATATTAACCATACTAAGGTACGTAAAATTAAAAAAAATATCAAAAAAATGTCAAAACGTTATTATTTATACTAATAATCAAGGACCTCTGGAATGGGTTCGCTATATTAAAAACTATTTTGAAAGTAAGTTAAAATTCAGATTATTTGATGATGTTATATCAGCATTTAAGGTAAATGGCGTTCAAATAGAACTATGTAGAACGTCTCACGATAAAACTATAAATGATTTAATAAAATGTTCTAATATTAGGGATAATGTTGAAATATGCTTTTTAGACGATACGTATCATTCAGGAATGAACGCGGATAACGTTTACTATATAAAAATAAAACCATATGTTTATGACTTGGACTTTAATTTAATGACATCTCGGTTTTTAAACGGTAAATGCGCCAAGCTATTGATAAAAAATAAAGAAGATGTTGAAGAATTTTCCGAATTTATTAAAAATCATATAAATAAATACGAATTTGCGTATATAAAAAAAAATAAAGAAGAGTATGAAATAGATAAAATAGTAACAAAAAAAACAATTATGCACTTAAAATCTTTTTTTAAAGGGGATAATGGAACTTTTTTTAACGAAACGGAACATAGAAAAACAAAAAATAAAAAAATTTATAAATTAAAAACCAGAAAGAATAGATAATATACTTTTTTTTTCGGTTGTTTGTTTTAACACATCTTTAATTCTATTCAAATATGATGTAAGTAATTGATTTATAGCTGTTGTGGTAAATAAAAATATTCCTGAACTAAATGCTATTTTCCTATCCAAATCAGTAAATTCTATTTTTCTAAAAGGATTAAACCTCCATAATAAAAACAAACTTACATATATTTTGACATAATAGTCAAGTTGTTGTAAATATTGTGGCTGTGTTTTAAAAATACCAATCGCAAATAGAATGTACGCAGAATATGTAACAATAATAAAAATATTAAACCAAAAATCCTGAATTTTATTTAGTTCGGATGATAATGCCATACTTATGCCTATTTAAGTTATAATGTGAAAAAAATTAATAAACCCGGTGAACTAGAGTACTTTCTTATTAGATTATCTCATTTACATCATTTACGTCATTATATATCTTTAATGTTCTAGCGCTAGCATCTTTAGCGTCTACATAGCGAGGCATCCAAAAATAAGGTACAACGTTTCCTAAACCAGCATAATGAGATTCAAAAATGCTTCTATAATAACGTTTTTCATCGGTATCCGGAATATTATTATCTCCAACTGAAGTCATTCTTGTTACAGTATTGGAATTGGAATTGGCAACGTTTTCTTGGATAATCTCATAAAGCGATCTAGTTGTTTTACTTACACCGTCGCTAAACGCCTCCTTCGTTCTCCACAATACACATTTAGGCAATAATGCACTTCCATCCGAATCTAGATAATTTTCCTCACTAAATGCACTTCTTAATAAAAATTTTTCACATTGGGAATTTCCTTTATGAAATCTAAGAGTAGGATGAATACTTAAATAATATTGGACCCAGCTTCTATCTAAGAATGGAGTTCTTGGTTCCAACCCATGCGACGAAATACATTTATCTGAACGCAAAACATCAAACGCATGAATGTCTCTAAGAAGACGGCGACATTCGCGATCAAATTCAATTGCGTCAGGTGCAGCATGCATATACAAGTAACCCCCGCATAACTCATCAGAACCATCGCCGTTAAATATAACTTTAGCGCTGCTATTTTCGGAAATAAATTTACCTAAAAGATAATTTCCGATGCTAGCCCTTACTGTAGTTGTGTCATAACTTTCAATAGTTTCTATGACTTTGGGTATAGCTTCAATAAAGTCCTCCTCTTTTAACAGTATTTCGGTGTGGTTTGTTCCTAAATACTCTGATACAATCTTAGCATATTTAAGGTCTTCTGAACCTTCTAACCCTATGCTGAACGTTTCTAGTGGTTTTTCAGAGTTCTTCTTATGACATTCATTTACTAATGCTGTAATTAAACTACTATCCAATCCACCCGATAACAAACAAGCAATTGGTCTTTCTGTAATTAAAACTCGTTTTTTAACAGCTTCTGTTAAATAAAATTGGATATTTTTATAAACTGACTGTAAATCAGTTTGAGTTTGAGATACTACGCTTGAAAACCCGGTAGAATGGTAAACACAGTTCTCTTTTTTAAGTTCCCATTTAGGAGAAACTTTAAACTCCATTGTAAACTTTGAGTAGGTTCCTGGTAAAAAATGAGTTATGCAATGATTTGGCATAACCTTATAAAATTCAGATAAGCACTTAATTTCAGAAGCAACACCATAAATGTCCCCACGAGTAGTTTTTTTCATTTCATTTATATCATCAGTTACAACTTCTGTTTTATCAACTGAAACTGTTTTTGGTTTTAAAATATAAAGCGGTCTTACTCCATAAGGATCTCTCGCGAGATAAATTTTTGACTCTAGATTATTGATATTATTATCACAAAGAACAAATGAGAATACGCCATCCAACATTTGAAGTGTTTGTTTCATGCCATATTTTTTATATAAATGGATAATAACCTCGCAATCAGATTGTGTATTAGGGGTTACACCCATTAGCTTATACAACTCTTTGTAGTTATAAATTTCGCCATTACAGATTAATGTAATTTCACTATCAACAATTGGTTGATTTGAAATATCATTTAAACCATTAATAGCGAGTCTATGAAAACCAAGTAAACATGCCAACGCGCACGACTGTAGTTTAGAAAATTCGGGTCCTCTACCTTGACCCTTTACAAATTGTTTTTCAATAAATGATTGTTTAAATTGGTTATCATTATTTAGTAACGCAAAAATTCCACACATATATTATCCTTGTTTAATAATGATTTTAATCTTTATATGGGTTTTATTCATTTTAGAAATGTAGTAAAATAAATTATATTCCAGTATATTAACAATGTCAACAAATGATTTTAGAGAATGTGCTTCCCAAATAACAAACGCTAATAATAATCGCATATATGATAGGAACATTCCATCTCATGCTCTACAGCCATATTTAAATGTTAGACCGGTTATGACAAAATATTCTATTATGCCAATTGTTGATCCAAGAACACCCATTAAAACACCTATAACAAAACAACCTATTTATAATACAAATGAAGTTTTTAACCCAGGAAATCGCAACGCACCGTGGTCCGGATTTGCAACAAATATAAACACGGAGTCAGAACTAAGAAACCAAATTTTTGCAATTCAATCTTGCAGCCAAGCCGTGTATGTTCCAAGCGCTAATAGCGATTTATATAATTTTGGTTTTACTCCAAAAAATACCGTACAACAGCCATTTCCTGGCTTATTTCAAAAAGAGCAGTTTGAGTCTTTTAATCCAAATCCAGAAAATGTGGGACAGGGTTTATTTCAAAATTGCACTCGCCAACAAATTAGAGATTTAGGAAATGATGATTTGCAAGGTCCTTGTAAGACTATAAAAAACAATAATAAACCTAAGTTACATTAAAATAGGTGATTTTTCTTCATTTAAAGAAAAAACATTTAAAAACAATAATGCTTGTTATATATCATGAAATACATAACAAGTATATTAAAAAGAATACTACCAAAAGAAATACCGAAACCTGTTGGTAGATGGAGACTAGAGAATTGTAACATTACAATGAATCATAAAATAGATTTATCAAATGAAGACCATTGCGGTCCTTGCGGTCAATACGCATTGGAAAAAATAGAGTTAAAAAATAATAAAACCCGCACGATTCATTTAGAGAAACCAGAAGTTAAGATAACCTAGATATATTCTTTCTTAATATAAAAGTAATGGCAGATCAGTTAATATCAGAAATTACATTGGAATGTCTAATGAATAAAAATCAGTATGCAAAATACATTGGAAAGACAAATACAGAAACCAAGACTTCTATAAAAAAAGATATAAAATTTTACAGAAGACGTATTTTTGATTTAACAAAAAAACTTTTGAATAATGAAAAACCAGAGACTATGTATCCAGATGTTGGAAGTGCTTTTGATACATATGCGCGTGTTTGTATTGAATATTTTAAGGTATTGGATAAATCTGATATTATACAAGAAGACTACACCGGAATAAACGTTGATAGTATATCATCCATCCCTGTAGACGCATCTTATAACACGGAAGCTGCAAATATGCTTATGATGCGTTCTATTAAAATAACAGAACCAAATGCGTTGGAAAAACTTGTAAAAAGAAAAACATCAAAGCTTGAAAAAAAACAAATAGTCCCAATACAAAAAGACATCAATCTTAAAGACCCAAATCTAAAAAATAAAGGTATTTGTAAAAAGAATAATATCAATAATAATTATGAGGACATCTCCAAAAAAAATAAAGCAAATGAAAAAAAAACTACAGAAGAAACACAAGACGCGAAAAACACAGATAAAACAAATAACCAAACAAACCCAGAAAAATAAAAAACAAAGTACAACTAGACGAAATCATATATTTAGAGAAAAACTTATAAAAAAGTTTGATGCCGTTAAAGTCAGGTGTAGTCCAAAAACTGCAGATAAAGGTTATACGTGTTTAGAAGATGAGACTCTATACAAGTTAAAAGATCTATGGAATGCGAGACACCCGGAGTCGCAAATTGAAACGAATGAATCAAAAGAAATATGGATTGCACTAAACTCAAAATTAAAGGGAGTTTGCAATAAAGAATCTTGTTGGTTGAAACAAAAATTTGTAAATGGAAAATTAAACAAAGAATTGCACGATTCTTACGCGCCGGTTTCTCCAAAAGAATGGAAAAAAAATCCAAATGAATGGTTATCTAGCGTTGATATATTAGATGTTATGAAACAATACGAAGACAAATATAAGTGTTTTGATTTTATTGGACCATCTCCTATTGATTTTGATACACATAAATTATATGGGGAGTGTGTTTGGGAAGAGTTATGTCATTTTAATTTGGAAGAGGAAATAAAAAATGGAAGATTTAAGATAGGCATAATATTTAATTTGGATCCCCACTATAAAGGAGGTTCCCATTGGGTATCCATGTTTATTAATATTAAAAAAGGAGAAATATTTTTCTTTGATAGCGCGGGAGATAAAGCGCCAAAACAAGTTATGAAATTAGTAAATAGAATTATAAAACAAGGCAAACAATTAAAAACCCCCATTACATTTAAATTCGATCAAAATTATCCAGTAGAACACCAATATGGTGATACGGAATGCGGAATTTATTCGCTATATTTTATAGCTCATATGCTTGAAGATCGTCACGATAGTAATTACTTTAAAACGCATATTTTAGATGATAAATATATGGAGAATTTTAGAAAAGTATATTTCAATGGAGACTTATAAGTATATATAAAATATAAAATGATATAAAGCATATAAATAATATTTACAATTTATTACTTATATGACAACAAAACAAGTAAATATAGATTTTATTACAACTGAAAATATAGAAATGATATGGGAGATAATTATTGATGATATAAAAGATGTTCTTAAAACTCAGCATCAGATTTCTAAGACGAGAAATTATTTTATAAACCAAGCCAGAGTATTCTTTGAAAGAGAGAATTCAGAACAGCAAGATTTAATGCAGCTTAATAAAAAATTTATTAGCCAAATTATGCAAAGTTTTGATAACTATAATGCGCAGACTCAAACACAAAATCAAACGCATTTTCAAAGCCAAAATAGTCCTCCATCTCAGCAAAACAAGCCCATTTTTAGAGCAGAGGATATTCAAGCAGAGAGACGCAGTGCATTTGAAAAAGGGTTAGCGGAAAAAAGAAATGATTTTATAAGTGCAATGAATGTTCCTGTTCCAGAAACTCCAAATTTTAGCGATAATAATTTAGACAAGCCCATAGGAGGAGCTATGGAGGAACTCATAGCTAGAACATTAGCTCAACGCAATTTTGAAATAGAAACCTTTAGCAAGCCGGTCAATAAGGAAAGCGTTGAAAATTGGTTGAAACCAACCGAAACCTCTGTAAAATCCGAAAAAATAATTCAAAAAGCGCAGGGAGATATTCAAATGGAAGAAAAGCAAAAACAATATCAGTATACTCATCAATCTTCGCCAAAGTTTATTAACATCGGAGAAGAATTACCTATTATACCAAGAAATAAAAAACAAATATCTTGGGGAAAAAATCAAGAATATGAGATAAATGAAATAAATCTAGAAGTAACCGAGTTAACTCATAATCAGATTGAAACAGGTCCAACATTGTTCTCAAAGTTGAAATATATAAAAGAGGAACCAGAAAAACCTGAGCCTCGCGCTTTACCAGAATTAAATGTTATAACAAAGGTTGAACCTGACATTATTAATGACAGGTTAACTAGTCTAGAAAATAAGCTATCTGAAATATTACATTTCCTTAAAAATAGTAATAATAATAATAAAATTGAATTAGAATCAAACAATAATATTGATACTAACTATACAGAAGAATCATGAAGTTTTCTGCGACTCTATTTAATATTGCTATTTTAATTTCAGGAGCATTTGGATTTGTTTCAAAGTTTAAATTATCAAGACCGACGATCGTTATGAATTACTTATGCGACGACGAATGGAACTCTGGCGAAGTAAGCTGGGAATTTGCCGCGTCCACACAGTATACCTCAGGATTTACTTGTGAGCCCGAATTAACACAGTATCAAAAAAAAAATATAGGTTTACTTGCGCCAGTTACATTAAAGTCTTCAATAACAACCCCTCTTTATAAAACTATACAGGACGATCAAATAAAAATGGCGTCTACTTCCGCAATAGTAAAAAAATCCTATAAAGAATTCATAAATTTAGATACATTAGTTTATCATATTTATAATATTATTAACTCGCATTTTGCGGTATTTACATTATCAGAACTTGCGACGTTTACATTTTTGACAGGCATTGTATTTATTTACGACAAAACTAAAGTTGAAGAAGCAAAACGGATTGACAAATTATACAAATTTGGATCAACATCTCTCTACTTTGAGAAATATCAAAAAATAAGAAAAATAATCACAGCGGGTTTTATAGTATTTACAGTTATACTAACAAAGAACGTGCAGGATGCAGAATAGTTCATATTGTAAACATATTTTACAATATTAACATTAGTTGGTTTACATCAACTTTATATAAACCGCGTAAACTTTATATAAACCGCGTAAACTTTAAACCATTTTAACCTTAACCCCTTTTGGCGTTTGTTCCAATTCAGCAACCAATGTGGGTTGTATCTGGGGATTTTCAAGAGCCGCATAATAGCTATCCCAGTCATATAATTTACCTCTATTCGCGTCTATTTTACGATAAATATATTTTTTTCCACGGAACTCAAACGGTTTCCCCCTCCATTCAATGATCTGTTTATTAATACGAGTTGTTGTATCCGGCTCTTCCTTTTTATAATTTGGAATATAAGATGCAGCTGTTGAAGATGGTTCTCCAAATTGCAAACAATTTAGTTGTTCTTTTGATCCACGTTTTGAGTAAATGGCACAATCAATTGATGCTTCTTTAACGGCTGTTATTATTTTAAAACTGACCTCTTCTTTTATATTAGAAATTTCAAAAAGAGCTTCATCACTAGTTAATGGTATATTATCTTCTTTGAAATCCTTTGGATCCTTTCCCTCTACAGGAATTTTATATTTTCTTTTACTCTTGTCCTTTCTTTTTAATTCAATTGCCGCATCATTTTTTGGGTCTAACTGTTCTTTTGAAAAGGTCATTAAATATAAATATACCTCCACAGTCTGTAAAGGTTCTGGCAATTCTTTATGACTGCAGATTCTTCTTGCTCTTCCAACAACTTGATCTATACGCGCGGGATTCCAATATGGTTCCATTATATGCACGTACCGGGTGCTTCTTAAATTTATACCTTCTGAACCAGATGCAGTAATCATTAAAACCTTGATAATCTCGCCCATATGATTATTATGTGCTATTTCTTTTAACTTAGCCGTTATTGGAGATTTAACATCCCAATTACTATTATAAATATTACGTATTATTTCTTTTTCTTCGGCGGTTTCTGTACCAGTGTATAACGCAAATGTTGGTTTTCCCATATTTTCTTCGCTAATATCCAAATCCCAAACTCCAGCCGCGTCTTTTTTAATCTTAAACTGAGTGAATCCATTTGCTTCTAATACCATTTTAAAAATGCCAATTCCTTCCAATGTTCTAAATTGGCTATAAACCAAATGTAATCCCATATGAGCTGGGTCTTGTATGTTTTCTAACATATGAAGATACTTGGGGCTATATCTTTTTAATCCATCTGGACCATCCGGAGATAGAACGGTTGACTCATTTGCTTTTAAATAATCAATCGTGTTTTTTATGCGTTTTTCATATGTTGAATCGGCCAATTTGTCTATAACTTCATCTCCTTCAATTTCTCCATCCCATGCTTCGCCTTCCAAATCATTGACGCCTTTTTTAGATGTCGCATTTAAGGCTTCTTCATATAATTTTTCTATTTGGGTTTCCTCCTCTTTTTCTTCTTTGGGAAGAGGGCGTCCCGGAGGTTTTGGCATAACAAAATTACAATATAAACGAGAGAAAATGCGATAAGTTGAACTGGGATCTTTATATATACCATTCTCATCTATAACCCCCTTTTTTTTACTTGACTGTTTTTCTTGCTTTCTCTCTTGAGCTCTGACTTCTTCATACTTAGTAAACTGATAATCACTCATGGGGATTTTAATAACATGAAAATCGGTCAACTTCTCATATCTTGGCATTAATGATTCCTGTGCGCTTTTAAAATAAGAGGTAAGGCCAATTATACGACGCTTAAATAAATCCATGTTCTTTGTATTTCCATTTTCAACGTTCACAAACATCTCTACAAAATCATCAAATTTATCGGGAAGTGCTTTTTGAAGGGTTATTTTAATTCCAGCGGTGTTTACTCCAATATTATTTTTTTCAAGAATGCTTACTACTCTTCGCTCAAAATCCACATCACTTATTGTTCCGCGCTCTTCTAGATGAGGTTTGCCGTCTTCTCCAGTTATTTCCTTAGGTTTATTTGATACACCATGATATCCGGTCTCAGTTTTGTATTTATTTTCAAAACCAAACGGGTTTCTTGTAACTGTAATCACTTTATCCTTAGAATAATCAAAGTAATCCATAACTTTTTCTCTCGCAAATATTTCTTGTAATTTTTCTTTTGTAATAGATTGCCCCGAGCGAACGTCTAACGGTATTTCCCAGGTCTTTATGTATCCTCGGAGGATATTAAAAAGTATTCCAATTTCATTCGGATAATTAATAATGGGAGTTCCTGTTAGTAATACAACTCTTGCATTTTTAGCGCTCAACAGTAGTTGATATAATACAAGCGCCAAAGAATAAGGAACTCGTTCTTTATTACCGCGACTGTCAACTGGAATTTCTTTTTCTTTTGCAATCTTATTTACTATTCTACTAATAAAATTATGGGCTTCATCTATAATAACAACAGAATCATCAAATATGTTTGTTTCAAAATTATTCGTCATATCTTTTAATTTATCGCGGCGCAACCCATTGTAATTAATAAATTTATACTTGTATTGTATCATTTCATCAATCTGATCGTCTAGACTTTTTATTTCTTGCGGTTCTAATGTATCGTAATTACTCTCTTTGGTTGCATTTACAAGCCAAGCTCCTTTTTTCTTATTAATATACTCAATAGACAAGTTTAATACACTTGAAAGTGTTTCAACTGCTTCTGGATGTTCCCTTGTTGATATCCATTGCCAATATTGATTCTTTTTATATATTGAATCTCCGCATTTTTTTAACTCTTCCATATAATTTCTACGCAATGAAGCCGGTGTCATGACAATAATCTTTTTTTTGCTTTTAAAACCTTCAGCAATCGCAATTGACGTGCAACTCTTACCAGAACCAAGGCCGTGATAAAGTAAAAGACCACGGTACGGTGTATATAAATTCAAATAATCACGAACTAATTTTTGATGATTTAATATAGAGAACTCTCCAGAAGAGTTTTGGCCTATATTGTCGCAAGAAATTTGAGATGACTCATCCATAACTTCATCTCTGTAAGATCCGAACAATGAATTTATAAAGTTCACGAACTTCTCTCTATTATTCATAAAATAACTTGACACCTTTATGTTTACATGTGGTTTTTTTATCGGAAGTCTGGCGACTGTGTCTATTTTGTCAATATCCACCCATTCTTC